GTCGCGATTGAGAGAGGCCTCTGATGCTCGGTAACTTGTTCGGCGGTCAGCCGATGGAGGAGCGGAACCTCTCGTACCAGCAGGTGTGGGGTTCCGGCATCGACGTCTCGGGCTTCGCCACTTGGGCGGGCACGGTCGTCAACCAGAAGAACGCCCTCGAGATTGGTGCGGCCTACGCTTGCGTGCGCCTGCTCTCAGACACGATCTCAACTCTGCCGGTGGACACGTTCATTCGCCGCGACGGCAACCGGCTCCCCTACCGGCCGCGGCCCGCTTGGGTGTACGAGCCGGAAGGTCCCGGCTCTAGCCGGATTGAGTATTACAAGCAGATCGTCGTGTCAATGCTGCTGTCGCACGGGGCCGTGGTGCAGATCCTCCGCAATGGCAACGGCGAGATCGTGGCGTTGCAGCCGCTCGACCCGACCCGTGTGGACATTCGCCGGAACCCAGCGACCCGTTTGCGCGAGTTTGTCATTGACGGGGGCCAGGCCGTGCTCCCCGGTGAGGACGTGCTCTACATCCCCGAGATGCGCCGACCTGGCTCGCTCAAGGGTGTCAGCCGCGTGGACGAGCTCAAGCAGACGCTCGGCCTAGCAAAGGCGCTGGACGAGTTCGCCTCCCGGTACTTCTCCAACGGTGCCAACACTTCGGGAATGATTGAGTTCCCCGGCAACTTGACGCAGGAGCAGGCGAAGGATCTGGTCGATGCTTTTGAGGCTGGGCACAAGGGGCTGAAGAAGGCGCATCGTCCTGGCGTGCTGTCGGGTGGCGCGAAGTTTGTGAAGACGGGCTCGGATGGCGAGCAGGCTCAGATGCTTGAGAGCCGCCAGTTCGCGGTTGAGGAAGTGGCGCGCGTGTTCCGGGTGCCGCCGTCCATGATCGGGCTGAACACGCCCGGCGCCATGTCCTACGCCTCGGTGGAGCACAACGCCATCCAGTTCACCCGCTACTCACTCACCCCGCTCATCGCCGCCATTGAGGAGGCCCACAACCGCCTCCTCCCCGGCGACGTGTTCCTGCGCGTCAACATGGACGGCCTTCTGCGGGGTGACTCGGCGACGCAGGCTTCCGTGTTCTCTACGGCGTTGCAGGCTGGCTACATGAGCGTCAACGAGGCGCGCGGTCTCATGGATCTTCGCCCGGTCGACGGCGGCGACAGCCCGCGGGTCCCGCTCGCCAACATCGCCGTCGCTTCTGCCGGGATCGTTGAGGAGCGCGAGCGCGTCGAGATGGCCGCGAAACTCGTCCAGTCTGGCTACGAGCCCGCAGCAGTGCTGGCGGCACTCGGGCTGCCAGCGATGCCGCACACGGGCCTGGCGTCTAACCAATTGCAGCCGGCCGAGAACGCCCAGGTCTAGGAGGGCCGATGAGCAAAATGGAAACCCGCACCTTCACGGTTGACGACATCGAGGTGCGCGAGGCCCCCGAGGGAATGACCTTTGAGGGTTACGCCGCGGTGTTCAATTCACCGAGCGCCCCTCTCCCGTTCACCGAAACGATTGCACCGGGCGCATTTGCCCGGTCGCTGAAGTCGCGCAATAACGTTTTCCTTCTCGTCAATCATGACGCGGCCCGCCCGTTGGCGTCGACTCGGTCGAAGACGATGACGCTTGAGGAGGATGGCCGCGGTCTGCTGGTCAAGGCGACGCTGCCGGACACGACTGACGGCCGCGACCTCGCGGTGCTGCTCGGTGGCGGCGGCAACCCGCGCGTGATCGACTCCATGAGTTTCGGCTTCTCTGTTCCTCGCGGCGGCGATAAGTGGAACGAGGACGGCAGCCAGCGCACCCTTCAGCAGGTCCGCCTGCATGAGACCAGCATTGTGACCTTCCCGGCTTACCAGGCCACGAGCGCCGCGGTGCGCAGCCTGGACATGCTGGCTGAGGCCACGGGCGAGGACGCCGACGCACTCAATGGCGCGCTTGAGGCGCTTGAGCGCGGGGCAACCTTGACGATGGATCAGGCTGGTCTGTTGTCTGCGGTGGTGGCGAAGTTGTCGCCGGAGCCGCAGCCCGAGCCTGTGGTTGAGCCGGTGGCGCACGACGCCAGCCAGATCAACCTGCTCAAGACCAAGCTCGACCTAGCCTTCAAGGCCTGAGACTTCCTGGCCGCGCGAGCCGCGGTCGGGTTTACCCGCTCTGAGGAGCCTCGGCGGGATTCGCAAGAAACACCTGCGCAATCCAACAAACCGAGACCCCAGAAAGGGGTGAACTAAGTTGTCCGAGTACCTGAAGAAGCTCGTGGAGGATCGCCAGTCGGCGTACCACGCAGCGAAGGCGAAGATGGACGAGGCTGCCGCTGAGAGCCGCGACCTGTCCACCGAGGAGCGCGAGTTCGTCGACCGCACGTTCGCGGAGCTTGACGAGAAGCGCACCATGATCGACACGCTCATCACCGCTGAGAAGCGTGAGGCTGAGATCGCTGAGGCCATGCGTGGCGTCGCAGATGTCGCTCGCCCGGTTGAGGCCCGCACCGCTGCGGCCGAGTCCGACGCCGACATTCTCCGCTCGCTGCTCGCTGGTGAGCGCCGCGCGCACTCGTTCCAGTTCGAGAAGCGCGACATCGCCAAGACCAGCAGCAACGCCCCGACCCCGGTGACATTTAGCTCCACCGTTCTGGATCAGGCGCGGTTGGTAGGACCGATGCTCGACCCGTCCGTTGTCACGGTGCTCAACACCGCTGCCGGCGAGGACCTCGTCCTCCCGTCGCTCGCGTCCTGGTCAACGGCCGGCTTTGAGGCTGAGGCTGCGACGATTGACGAGTCGGACCCGACCTTTGGCAAGACGACGCTCAAGGCCTACAAGTACGCCTTCATCGTGCAGGTCTCGCAGGAGTTCCTCGCCGACAGCAACATCGACGTCATTGGCTTCCTCGGCCAGCAGGCCGGCAACGCCATCGGCTACGCCGTGAACGACAAGCTGACGCTTGGCACCGGCACTGTGGAGCCGACTGGTATCGCCGTTGCGGCTGCTGCGGGCATCACGGGCGGCACCGCTATCGCTGGCACGCGCGGCACTGGCGCGTTCACTGCTGACGATCTCATCGACCTCGTCTACTCGCTGGATGGTGCGGCTCGCCGCCTGCCCGGCTTCGGGGTCATGGCAAACGGCTCCAGCATTGGCGCCATGCGCAAGCTCAAGACGTCGTCGGGTGACTACGTCTTCGCACCTAGCCTGGTCGCGTCGGCAAATGACACCGTCCTCGGGTACCCGATCATTGAGAACCCAGCGATGGCCTCGGTCGGCTCCGGAAATCGCTCAGTCTTGGCCGGGCATCTGCCTAGCTTCTATGTCAGGACTGTTGGCGGCATCGACGTCGCCCGTTCGGACGACTTCGCCTTCAACACCGGGCAGGTCACGCTCCGCTTCCAGATCCGCGTCGACGGCAACCTGCCGCAGACGTCGCACGTCAAGCGGTTCACCGGCGGCACCGCCTAGTCACTAGGCACCTAGACGTGGATGGCCCCGCCTTTGCGCTGGGGGGCGGGGCCATCCACACCCCCTGCGCACACAAGGAGAAACAGGTGGCCCATGCCACGAAAGCCTCAAACACTCGCAACCGTTCACGTAGCGGGAATCCCGCTCGACGTGCCGCCGCCAGAGAGGGAGCAGCTGCTCCGGCTGGGACTGCTGCACGAAGAATCCTCTGGGCCAGCAACGCGCCCTGGACGGCCACGGGCTACGGCGAGCAAACTCAGCAAGCCACCCGGCGAATCAAAGCCGCCGGCCACGAAGTAGCCATCGCTTCCAACTACGGGCTTGAGGGCTCAACGATGGAGTGGGAAGGCCTGCCGGTCTACCCCCGCGGCCTTGACGTCTACTCCAACGACGTGATCCCTGCCTATGCGATGGACTTCGGTCGGCCGACCGGGCAGCAGGCCGTCGTCATTACCCTGTTTGACTGCTGGGTTTTCAAGGGCGCCGGCTGGGACGTGCTTGACCGCGTCGCCTCTTGGGTGCCCATTGACCACTTCCCGGCCCCTGCTCCGGTGATCCAGTGGCTTGCCCGGCCTAACGTCACCCCGATTGCCATGTCTCAGTTCGGGCTTGACGCCATCGAGCGCCACGACATTGAGGCGCTGTACGTCCCGCACGCCATTGACACGTCGGTTTTCAAGCCGACAGAAATGCTTCAAGGTAGCGACGGTCAGGTGCCAGCCCGGCAGTGGATGGGCGTACCTGAGGACGCATACGTCATTGGCATGGTGTCGGCGAACAAGGGGCAGGTGGATCGCAAGTCTTTCGCGGAATCATTCCTCGCGGCCGCGATGGTGATGCAGAAGCACGACGATGTCTGGCTCTACCTGCACACCGAGCCCAGCCCGGCCATGTCCGGCCTTGACCTGCGGGCGCTGTTGGCCGCGACGGGCGTGCCGATGGACCGGGTCGCTTTCGCCGACTCCTACTCCTACCGCATGGGCATCCCGAAGGAAGCCCTTGCAGCGATCTACACCGCCACGGACGTCCTGTTGCAGCCGTCACGCGGGGAGGGATTCGGCCTGCCCTCGGTAGAGGCCCAAGCCACGGGCACACCAGTCTGCGTGTCCAACGCCACCGCGCAGCCCGAGCTGGTGGGCGACGGCTGGCTCTGCGACGTGCAGCCCGCCTGGGACTCACCACAAGGCTGCTGGTTCTTCACGCCCCTAGTGCCGAGCATCGTCGACAACCTTGAGGCGGCCTACGCGCGAGGCCGGGGCCGATCCCAGCAGGCTATTGACTTCGCCGCCAATTATGACGCCGATGTTGTGTTTGACAGGTATTGGCGGCTAGCGCTTGACGTTCTGCTCGCGCCATGAGGGTCGCCTGGGTCACGCACCACATCCCCAGGGTTGAGGAACGTCACGAGGCTTTATTGCCTGGGAAGTATGCGGGTGGGGCGGAGCGGAATACCGACTACATGGTTACGGCGGCGCCGGCTGGTGTCGAGGTCACCTACATTGAACCCGAAGCCGCTGAGAGCGCCGCAGACGAATCTTGGGACCGGGTAGTAG